TGGTTATAGAATGTAGCTTATTAGCTAATCTATAAGTATCTGGCTTATCAATTCTCATCTGGTTAATTCTGTTACGTAAACAACTGAATCACTACCGCCAGCCCTTAATCCAGAAACCCTGTCTCCGGGGCTAACACGTATGTAATGAGGCCAATCCTTAATAAAGTAACCGCATGAACCAGCGGTGGCAGCACTTCCATGCTCGTCAATTTTGATAAACACAGGCTCACTGGCGTTTATTATGATAGCGTAGCATTGTGCAGAGACAGCATCACCTAGTGTTACCGAGGTTGACAACGCTGTAAACGTGTAATTAAAATTGTTTAATCTGTATAAGTCTCCCATCTTATTTACCCCTATAGTTTGGTTGGTGCTGTTTTAAAGTATTTATTATCAGGATCATTTAAATATTTAGCTAGTAACTTAGGATCTTTATCTATAGCTCCATTGGTTTCTTTCTTCCACTGATCGTAAACATTGAATGGTATAGAAGCCACCTTATGCCACTCGCCTCTTTTACCCAGGCTAAGTCTATCACCATATAAGTTATAATCTTTTTTGTTCTGCTCTATTGTGGGCTGAACATCTTGATAAGTAGTTATAGATATTTCTCCATCAGGCTCTTCAATCCATTCCTGATGTCTATATGGCATTACATCTAATAGTCTTCTCTTCATCCCACTAAGAACCCCTTACCACCTATAGCTTTAGTCTGGTCATTGGACCACTCCTTTAGATGTTCGGTAGCAGTTTTTTGTTTTGGTTTCTCTGGAGCCTTCTCCTTCTTAGCTCCGAACGCCTTCTCTAATTTACTATCTTTTCTCTGAACCATAAAGTCATCACCCATTTTTCACCTTCATGTGGTGGAAGTCCTTGATGCAATGATAAGTCATGCGCCTTATTATTTTCATCTACATTACCAAACATTAGAAGTCTTCCGCCAATGGCTCCGATCACTAAGTTTAATTTAGGGAATGCAGTAGAACCACCAACAGCATTGTTTAAATAAACTAAACATGTTAATATTCTTTGACCACCATTCTCAAGATAGACTCCATCTAAAGCATCGTAATGAGGCTTATACTCCTGATCGTCAGTATATCGCAAAACATTTATAGGCTCTGCTCTCTCTAGCGGAATGGCTGCAATGTCAGCAACTCTTTGACATAACTCTGGAAAGTCAGAGTGTGGAAGGAATACACCATGAGAAGTTCTATCTTTATCAGGGATAAGTCCGTCATCTGTTGCAACTGTGCTTCTTTTTATCTTGCTTCTGGAATGCTCTATTACCTGATGACACTCTTCAGAAGATATAACCCCATCTACCACCGCAATGGTGGGAGTTTTTACATAGACAAACATTACAACTCCTTATTTAAGCGGATTCTCCACTGAGTGCTTTGGGCTGTTGCCCGGATTCTTATAACCATTCTTTCCCGTGTCAAGAGACTTTATGATCTTTTTTATCCCTTCACTCCCGCCCCTATGAACAGGCGAGTATAAAGTAATTGGACCTTCTACTTCTTTTCGTTTTCCCATTAGCCTTTCTCTTTTTGATTGTCTTGGCCTTTGACGGTACCGCCAGTGCCTAGTTTAGAAATGATACCTGTAATACCACCATAGGCATCCCCCGAACTTTTGGAAGCCTTATCAACAGCTTCTCCTACTTTGTTATCTGAAAAACTATAACCCTTCATTTCTTTAGGCATAACTACCTCCTTACGTAATGTAAAAATACTTGGGCTAATCTACTGCCCTCAAATTTATCCCTCCAATGAGGGTTTATTGTTCCACGATAAATTAGACCATCACCGGCCTCTAAATCTACTTTGTAAATGCTGTCTGTTTCTAAATATATAGGCCAAATATCATCGTTAGGTTCACGCATTAAAGTTAATGTTACACTGAACTGACAACTATTCCTATCTATATGCCTCTTTAATTCATCACCCTTCTTGTATACTCTAAGATAAGAGTAAGTTGGAATAAGACTTTCTCCTACGTGCTTCTCCATATCTGGAGTTAAGTAGCACATTAGGTTCTTCATGGCTAAGTCATCATGCCATGCAGGAGTATCAGGAATCTGTTCGTCTACAAACCCATGTAGCTCTTTGGTAGGTATGGCATCAGGAAGTGTCGCCTTGTTAAAGGCATATACGCCAAGAAAATCCAAGAGTTCACCAGTTAATAACCCCCTTATTATTTTAAAATTAGTATGCCCAAGAGACATAAGAATATCTATCTCCTTTAGTTACAGGCTCCACTCTATGAGGATACATGAAGTTAGATGGAAATATAATAACATCACCAGTCTCAAATGGTACAACCTTATCCCCGAACATTATAAACTCACCACCCTCAAAGTTATCATTAAGCTGCCCAACAACAGACAACATCGGTATTCCTTTTATCTGGCCATCAAACAAAGAACTGATGTGGTCACAGTGTTCAGCCATCTTGTGAGTCTCTGCATACTTTAGAAACTTAATAACTGAATACCCATTCCATCCATTAAACCAGCTATAACCAAAACCTCTAATATACTCAGTTAATGCAGAAGAGAGTTCTTTAATAATAAAGTTATTAGCTTGGGCAAGATCCTCGTACCAGGCTGGGCTTGTAAACCCTATGAACTCTGGCTCTAACTCGTGCTTAGACTTAACTTCTCTCTGCCATCCAAACCCATGTTCAGGATCATTTGACTCATAACCTGTAAAGTCATGACCTTCCCATTCACAAACCTTTAATTTTTCTATAGTAGACTTACAAAAGTCTTTACTTAGGAAGTTCTTTTTATGGAATAAATAATCTTCTATATTTTTCTTCATAGATAAGTGGGGGTTTTTACACCCCCACCTTTACCACCTATACGTCAGCCAAGAAACCACTTGATGCTTGGTTCTTAGATTGGAGTCCGTACTCAGCCAGAATCATCTGCTTTATACTGTCCCCAGTCCTCGCTAGACTTTCGGTCATGAACGGTCGTAGATACGACACAGCCCAGAAGTCAAAGTCTATAAACCAGCAATCACGCGCTCTCTGGAATCGATCTGGAATTATTTTAAAAGTTCCAAAATCGGAAACATAAACGTCAACAGAAGCCACAACGTGAGCAGGAGCAGACTTATCTGCTGATGTCCTTAGTTCTGACACTGTTTGAGTTAAGGCCGAAATAACCTGCTTATTGGAAGAACCAACAAGAATGGTGTCTGGAGTTCCACCGCTATCAAAGCATTCTTTGATTACGGTCTTCATACCAGCTTCGGTTAATGTTCCTGTTGATGTAGCGTCACTAGCGGTATCCGTACCATTACCACTGGAAGCAGAACCTAATCCCGGTGGGGAAGGTGCGCCTCCTAAAGTGTGGTAATTGGTAGCTACCCATGCGCCTAGTCCTGCTGTCGCTCTCGCGGTTGCAGGGCCGGGGCTTGGACCAGCACCAGCGGATTGTGCCACATTGTCCATCAACATCTTTTCCATATCACGCTTCATTTCTTTGGCGCGTTTCGCTAACTGATACGCTTGGGAAGATTTACGCCCAGCAAAATTAACGGCCTCGGCTGTTCCAGAAGTCTGGACTGCCTTAACCGATATCTGGGTATAATTCCCCACCCTAGTTGGCTCTTGTACAGCAGAAGAAGTTGGATCATTTCCCTCAGTAGCGCGGTTAGCTGCTGCTGCGGTTAATGCATCTGTCTGCCATTCAAAGTAAGTATTCTCAGCAGTCTCACGACCACAACCACTTAGGAACGGTGTCTCAGTTGGCGAAATATTATATATGATATTACTAAGGTCTTCCCTGATGCCTACTGCACCATAGGTTTCCCTAGTATTCGTAGGAATTGCCATATAATATTCTCCTATTAAAGATCAACGAAATCCTCAAATAATCCTACTGCATCATTTACATGACCGGATTGTTTAAGGCGCTTCATTTTAGTATGACGCACAGCCTTATTACTGGCAGACTTCTCAACACCCTTTCCACTCTTCACAACCTTTACCTTCTTTTTAACTTTCTTGGTCTTGAGGTTCTGAGCCTTTCTTTGGGAATCTTCCCATGCTTTAGCTTGCATAAGAATAATGATAGAACGATGGTCAAACAATTGTTTAACCTCTTCATCATTAAAACCTTTAGAGTTGGCAAAGGTACGCAGATCAGCAGCAATTGCCTTTTGCTGCTCTGGAACACCCCAGGCTGGTATTAATTTTACCAGCTTATTGTATTCCTCTTGCGCCCATTGGTTGAATTGTTGTTGATGCTCTTGAGCCTGATATTCATTCTCTTGAGCTTGTGCCTGTTGCAGTTGTTGTATATTAGCTTGGGCTTCACGATACTCATCCCGTTTAGTAAGGTACTCTTCCTTATCTTCCGCTTTCAATCGTTCCCAATCTATATTCTGATATTCTTTTAGAGATGCAAGATTTAACTGTGCTGCATCTGATAAAGAACGAATATACTGCTGTCGAGCTTCCTGAGTCTTGGCAACCTCTTGCTGGTAGTATTGACCAGCTTCATCAAGTTGCTTTCGGTACTCGCTTAACTCTTGCGTCTTACGTGTATAATCCTGTTGTCGAGAATATCCTTTTAGGAGTTCTTCTTCAGTAACCTCTTGCTCTTCACCATTAATCTTAACAGTATAGAGTCCAGGTGTGTCGTCCTCCTCCTCAACGATTTCTTCTTCGACTTCGGATTCTTCTGAGTCCTCCTCCTCTTCTTCAGATTGCTCATCAGATGCTTCCAATGCTTCCTCTTCAGATTCGGTTGATTCTTCAACGTCTTCTACTTCTTCTTCAGACGTTTCGGCTTCTTTCTTTTTAGGTGTCTCCTCTTCAGGTTCCGTTAAAGATAGAAACGCTTCTTGTGCTTCCCTTATGCTTCCTTCTGGAAGAGTAGGGGTTAC